CTACGTGGCGACGTTTCGCAGGTACGACGCAGGCGTTCTGGACAAGGCCGAAAGGACCCCGCAGGGCGGCCTTCGGATTCCGGCATACGTCACGCGTACCGGGATCTTCGAGTACCACCGCCCCGACGGCTCCGTTCAGCGCGAGTACCGGCCTCCCGAGGAGGTATTTCACGCGGACGCGATGCAGTCGCTCGAAGATGCGCCGGTCACTGACCTGCACCCGAGCGAGATGGTTGTCCCGAACAACTTCCAATCGCTTTCGCGCGGACACTCCCGCGAGCCCGGGCGCAAAGACGAGTTCGTGACCGCGCGCCTCGTCGTGCAAGACGCATCGCTCGTGAAGGCAATCGACGCCGGAGAGCGCTCCGAAGTCTCGCTCGGATACACGTGCGATCTCGACTTCACGCCAGGCGAAATCAACGGCGAGAAGTACGACGCGATTCAGCGCGGCATCCGATACAACCACGTCGCTCTCGGGCCGAAAGATTGGGGCCGCGCAGGTCCCGACGTCCGCATCCGACTCGACTCGACAGGAAACGCGTCGCCGGTGGGCACGCAGGAGACTCACATGACGACGAAGCGCAAGGACGAAGAGGCCGCGCCCGTGGTCGCACCAGAAGCGGTAGCGACCGAGGACGCCGAGATGGTCGCCGTGCCGGGCGAAGCGTGCCCGTGCTGCGGGCAGATGGTGCCCAAGGTCGAGACCGAGACGGTCGCCGTGGACGCCGAGGCTGCGCCCGCCGCCCCGAAGATGGACTCGAAGATGCTCGCTCGACTCGATGCGCTCGAGGCGTCGAACAAGGCGCTCAAGGCCGCCCTCGATCGTGCGAACGATCCGAAGGTCCGCGCCGACGAGGCCGCTGCGTTCATCGCGCTCCGCGACCTCGCGAAGGGCTACGGCGTCGAGAAGCTCGACGGCACGATCGCCGAACTCAAGGCCGGCATCGCGGGCAAGGCGTTCCCGAGCATCAAGCTCGACGGCAAGGACGCGACCTACATCGACGGCCTCGTCGAAGCCGCGCGCGATCAGGCGCCGGCACGCATCGCAGACAACGCGGTCCGCACCATCGCAGCGCCCAAGGCGCGCACGGATGCGGCCGATTCGGACCCGTTCGAAGCCGCGAAGCTTCGCATCGCAGGGGGTAGCAAGTGAGCGCTCAGACTTCGTACTCGCTCGTCAACGCGATCGGCCGTGCAGGCATGATCGCGGATGGCGCCATCATGCAGGACGTCATCAGCACCGCAGCGGAGGGCACCGTAGCTCTCGGTTGCGCCGTGCTGAAGGGCACGAACCCGCGGCAGGGCGCACCCGTCGCAGCGGTCGCGCTCGACGTGGATAGCGTCCTCGCCAGCGGCGGCGCATCGGCGGCCACGGCGCAGACCATCACGAGCGCGTCGTTCAACGGCGCCATCGGCGCGGGACGCATCGTCCCCGCTCAGCAGGTCACGCTCACGCTCAACTCCCACGCGGACTGGGACGCGACCGTCGCGACCGTCCGCGGTGAGGACTGCGACGGCAACGTACTCGTCGAGGACGTGCTCATCCCGAACGGCGGCAACGCGACGATCACCACGATCGGCGCGTTCGGCCGGGTGACCTCGCTCTACATCCCGGCGCAGACCGGCACGAACGGCACGTACACCGTCGGCACCGCACCGACCAAGGCGGAGTTCTCGCGCCGCGACATCCTCGGCCTCTCGGTCTGGCAGTCCGCGCACGAGCCGTACACGAGCGACTCGTACGTGGACAACGACGAGATGCCCGTGCTCCGCAAGGGCCGCTGCTACGTCGTCGTCGAGGACGCGGTCGTCAACGGCGACTCGGTCTACGTCCGCATCGTCACCTCCGGCGCAGACGCTCCGGGTCAACTCGGCGGCGAGCCCAGCGCGTCCTTCGCGCTCCTCCGTGACGCCTCCTACCGAAGCACCGCAGCCATCGACGGCGTCGCGGTCGTGGAGCTCTGATCATGACCACCGAAGTGAAGCACCTCGACTCGAGCGCGCAGGCCGCGATCTACCGCGAGGAGATCTATCGCCTCGACGGCGCGAAGGCCATCGCATGCGCCGAGGACATCGGCTTCCATATGGACGCGCTCTGCAACGGCGTGCGCATGTACCGCCCCGACGGCAGCAATCGCCGCATGGACGCGAACGAAGCCGCGTTCCTCGCCAGGGCCTTGCTCTACATGAAGGCGCAGAGCGTCGATGTGAAGTACGCCGCGGCCGAGTTCCGCAACATCTTCGCCGTCAACACCGAGGTTCCCCTCGGCGCGACGAGCGTGAGCACGCCGCATTTCGACGAGCTCGGCGAGTTCGAGTTCATCGCGAACGGCGCGCAGGACCTCCCCGCGATCGACGTCTCGCAGACCGAGACGATCTCGAAGTTCTACGCGTACGGCGCGACCCTCTCGTATACGCTGTACGACCTCGCCCGTGCCGCGTTCTCGGGCATCCCGCTCGACACGAAGAAGATGGCTGCGGCCCGCCGCATCTGGGAGCGCCAGCTCGACGGCATCGCCGCAGTCGGTGACGCGGATCGCGGGATCTACGGCATCACGAACCACCCGTCGATCATCACGGTGACGACGAACAACGCGGGCACGTGGGCGACGAAGATCGCGGCCAACAACCAGGCGTACGTCCTCGACGACATGAACAAGCTGGCGAAGGCGCCGGTGACCACGACCAAGGGTATCGTCCGCCCCGACACGATGCTCCTCGGCATCGACCACCACGCGCTCGTCGCGAGCTCGCCGCTCAACACGGCGAACCCGAACGACCACACGATCCTCTCGCAGTTCCTCAAGACGAACCCGTGGATCAAGAAGGTCGTGCCGTGGGCGCGCCTCGACCTCGCGGACGCAGGCGGAGACGGTCCGCGCGCGATGGTGCTCAGCACGGAGAAGGACGTCGTCGAGTTCTACGTGAACGAGATGGCGCTCCTGCCGCCCGAGCAGCGCGGCATGAACACGGTCGTCACGATGCACGGCCGCTCGGCCGGCGTCGTCGCGATGCAGCCCAAGGGCATCGCCTTCATGGACGACGTGTGATGAGCGGCGAGCACGTCACAGTCATGAACCTCACGTCTCGGACGTACGTGCTGAGCGCTCCGCTCGGCATGGAAGAGGCCACGCTGCGCATCGGGGACAATCGTATCCCGCGCGCGGTGTGGGAACACAGCGTGAAGTGCTCGCCGTCTCTGCTTCGTGACCCGAAGCTCTTCGTCGTGCCCGAGGCCGAGACGCGCGTCGAACGCACGTCGGAGCCCGAGTCACTCATCGCGCTCGACGTGCCGGCGAAGGTGCAGATCGATCTCACCGCGCTCTCGATCTTCGAGGCGAAGCGCGCGATCGAGCAGTGCTCCGACCTCGACGCACTCGACGCGTGGACAAACGACGCTCGCAAGAGTGTCGCGACCGCCGCGCAGAAGCGCATCGATGCGCTCATGGGTGCCGAGTGACCGTCACGTACGCATCGTTCGTTGCGGAGTTCCCCGAGTTCGCGGCTGCCGATTACACGGCCATCGTGACCGCGAGACTCGCAACGGCGTTGCGTCAGACGCCCGCCGACGTGTGGGGCGATCTTCAGGATGACGGGATCAAGTGGCTCGCCGCTGACCTCGTTTCGCGCTCACCACAGGGGCGCCAACTGCGCCTCGTGAATAGCAGTGGAGGCGGCCAGGACGGGTCGATCTACGCGGGCGAACGGCGACGTCTCGAAGGCATCGTCGCGAGCGGATTCCGCGTGACCGGGGTGAACCCGTGAGCGTCCGCGTCGTCGATACGGACAAGGGCCTCCGCGCCCTGCTCAAGCGCTTGCACGACACGCACGGGCGAGTCGCGATCGGCGTGCTCGGACCCGATGCGGCGAAGGCGCATGACGACGTCACGATGTACGACGTCGCGGCCTACAACGAGTTCGGAACGAGTCGCATCCCCGAGCGCTCGTTCCTGCGCGACACCGTGGATATCGAGCGCGCGAAGATCGTCGCGTTCGCCCGCAAGCAGTCGCGCTCCGTGCTCGAAGGCAAGATGGACGGGCGCACCGCGCTCGAGCGTCTCGGCCTCATGACGCAGGGGTTGATCCAGGCGCGCATTGCCGCGGGCATCGAGCCCGAGAACAAGCCGGCGACCGTCGCCGCGAAGAAGTCGAGCAAGCCGCTCATCGCGACCGGCCAGCTTCGCGCCTCGATCTCGTACGAGGTGCGCCCGTGAACGCGGCCACCATCGAGACCGCGCTCGCCACGGCCGTCGCGTCGTGCACGGGCATCGACGACGTTCGATGGGTCACGCAGACGGTGCAGATGCGCTCGCCTACGGGCCTGTCGATCGACCTCCGCCGCTCGCCGCTCGAAGGCGTCGGGCACGAGGAGCGTCGTCGCGTGGCATCGGGCACGGGACCCACACTCACGTGGAACGCAACGCAGGTCGGGCAGCGCGTCATGCGCGTGACCGTTCGTGCCGAGAGCACGCAGAACACGCCCTACACGGCGATGGACGCGCTCGCGAAGCTGCGCACCAGACTTTACCGCCCGGCGATCCTATCCGACCTCCGCGACGCTGGCCTCGCGTTGCAGTCGGTCGGACCGATCGCCGACTACGACGCGTCCTCGGCGGGACGCTCTCTCGCGGCCGCAGCGTGCGAGCTCGTGTTCAACGTCGCGGACACGTTCGACGACGCAACCGACTCGTGGATCGCAACGGTCAACGCGACCGCAACCATCGACTCAGTCTCCACGGAGATCACGATCCCATGAGCATTGCACTCGACCAGTTCGCGAACGTCACGATCGTGGCGGACGGTTCGCCCCTCAAGCGGCAAGCGTTCGGCACGCTCGCGATCCTCGTGGGTGAGGGGTCCACCGTCGAGGTGGACACCTACACGAAGGCGTCGGATGTCGGCACCGACTTCGGCACCGACTCCGAGGCGTACCGCTGCGCCCTCCGCGCGTTCTCGCAGACGCCGCGCCCCCGTCGCGTCAAGGTCATCTCGGCCGGCGCGGCCGTGACGCATCGCTTCACCATCACGGTGAGCGCGGCCACGGACGGCACGGTCACGAGCCTGACGGTGCTCAAGGCCGACGGGACGAGCGCATCGTTCACGCAGACGGCGAACTCGCAGACGACCACGCAGATCGCCACGGCGCTCGCGGCGCTCATCGACGCGGACACGGATCTCGCGGCGACGTCGCTGAACGCGGTCATCACCGTGACCGGCGCGACCGCGGGCGAGTTCAACTACATCACCGCGAGCACGAACCTCATCACGTACACGGACACGACCGCGGACCCCGGCTACGCGACGGCGCTCAACACGGCGATCACGGTCGATAACGACTGGTACGGCCTCGTTGTCGATGCCGCGTCGAGCACGGTCGTCACCGCGGTGGCCGCGTGGGCCGAGGCGAACAACAAGCTCTACGGCGCGCAGATCATGAACGACGCCGAGCTGACCTCGGGCGGCACCATTGGCGCCGCGCTGAAGACCGCTGCGTATGACCGCACGTTCGCCGTCTACCACCGCGTGAAGAATGCCTCCGAGCGCCTCGACGCGGGCTGGCTCGCGCTCATGCTCACGTACAACGCGGGGCGCGCGAACTGGCGCGGCAAGACGGTGCGCGGCGTCACGAGCGATGCGCTCTCGTCCACCCAGATCGGGTTCCTCGAGGGCGACAACGTCAACTACTACGACACCGTCGCGGATCGCAACGTGACGATGCAGGGCAAGCTCGCGTCGGGCGAGTGGATTGACATCATCCACGGCCGCGACTCGCTCGTTGCGGACCTCCAGAACGCGATCGCAACGCTCACGCTCAACGCGCCGAAGCTCGCGTACGTTCAGCCCGGCATCGACGCCATCGTCGCCGAGGGCAAGGGCGTGCTCGAGCGCTACGCGACCGGCACGTATCCGTTCCTGCGCCCCGGCACCATCGAAGGCGCCGGCCCCGACATCGACGACGTGAGCGACGCGGACCTCGCGGCACGCGAGCTCAACGACGTGGTCTTCACCGCCGAGTACGCGGGCGCGATCAACACCACGAACATGCAACTGACGCTCAGCGTCGGCTGATAGGAGCCTGAGTCATGGCATCGTCCGCAACTGGCACCTACGACCCGAGCCTGATCACGCTCTCCGTGGCGGGCATCGTGCTCGACGGATTCGCGGAAGACGAATTCGTTTCGATCGAGCAGAACGCAAAGCGATTCGAGCACAAGGTCGGCGTGCTCGGCGAAGCGGCGCGAGCACGCATCCTCGATCGCTCGGGCCTATGCACCGTCACCCTCCTCGCGACCGCGGCGTCGAACGACGACCTCTCCGCGCTCGCAGCGAGCGACGACGTCACGCCCAACGGCGGCGGCATCGGTGCGTTCGTGCTCCGCGACCGCGGCGGCACGACGCTCGTCCAGGCGGCGGACTGCTGGATCGAAGAGGTCCCGCCGATCGCGCTCGGCCGCGCCGTGGGTAACCGCGTCTGGAAGATTCGCCTCGGCAAGATGAACACGTTCACGGTCGGCGGAGCAACGCTCGCGTCGCCGTGATGAACCGGAGGCCACGTGGCACGAGAGCAGACAGAGACCGAGATCGACGGCGTCAAGTTCCGCATGACGCTCCTTCGCCCGTCCGAGGCACGCCAACTCATGGCGCGCATCGGCAAGGTCGCAGGGCACGGTTTCCTCGAGCGCGCGACGAAGATCGACGCGAAGGATCCGGGCGCTGCCGTGATCGGCATGATGCTCAGCGCGATGGGCGATCCGTCGTTCGCCGCCGAGCAAGAGGCCGTGTTCGCCGTGCTCGGCAAGGTCTCCGAAATGGAGGTCGGCGACGGCAAGTTCGTGCCCCTCACGCCGCAGAACCAGGACGTGCATTTCGTGCGTCGCCTCAAGCTCATGTACCGATGGGCGTGGGAGTGCCTGCGCTTCCAGTTCGCCGATTTTTTCGCCTCAGCCGGGCAAGATCCCGGCGCCGCCGAGTAGGGATGGGCGGCAACGGGACATCGATCGACGTCCCGACCGACCTCGACTGGTACGTGTGGCGCATCGTTCGCGCGGGCTACGGCAAGCCGAACGAGATCGACGAGTGGTCACTGGCCGAACTGGAGTCCGCGCACATGACGCTCGACATTCACGAAGACCTCGAAAGGATGGCGGCACGTGGCAGCGCTTCGTGAACTCGCGATCATCCTCGGCGTCGAGGTCGATGAAGAAGCGCTCGACGACGCGGAGTCTTCGCTCGCGGAGTTCAAAGAGAACGCCGCGAAGTACGCGCTCGCGGCTGTAGCAGCGCTTGGCACCGCAGCGATCGCCATCGTCGAGACCGGGCGGCACATGGCCGTGGCGATCGACTCGGGCGCGCGTCAGCTCGGCATCTCGCGGCAGGAGTTCCAGCAGTGGAGCGCCGTTGCGGAATCCGCCGGCGCCGAGGGCGACAAGATCATCGACGTCATGGCGAACCTTCAGGAGAAGGCGCGCGGCGTCGCACTCGATCCGAATGGCGCGATGGCTGAGACGTTCGAACGGCTTGGGGTCGCCGCACGCGATGCGAACGGGCAGATTCGCGGCGGGCCTGCGCTCATCCGCGACGTCGCAAACGCGCTCGCGCGCATGGGCCCCGGCACCGAGCAGACCGCGACGGCGATGGAGCTCTTCGGCGACGCGGGGCGCGAGCTGATCCCCGTGCTCGGCCAGGGCAGCGCGGCCATCGACCAGGTGATCGCCGACTTCGACAGGCTCGGCGGCGGACTCGACGATGAAGCGATCGAGTCGTCGCTCGAGTTCAACCGTTCGCTGCTCACGCTGAAGAACACGGTCGGCGGGGCGCTCTCACCAATCCTTCGCGCGCTCAATCCGATCGTGACTTCGCTCGCCGAGACGTTCACCGAGGCGGCTGCGGCATTTCGTGCGCTCGCCGAACGTTCAACCGTGCTGCGCACTGCGATGATTGCGCTCGCGCTCGGCGGGATCGCTGGCGTGACGGCCGCGCTCTACATGTCGCTGCCGGCGATCGTTGCGTGGATGATCGCGTGGGCGCCGTTCATTGCGACCGTCCTCCTCGTGGCCGGAACGGTGGCGCTTCTGGCGCTCGCCATGGACGACCTCATCACCTTCCTCGAAGGCGGCGACTCGGCGCTCGGTGACCTCCTCGACACGCTCGGCGGCGCAGGCACCGCGCGCGAAGTCCTCGACCGGATCAAGGTCGGCGCCGATAACCTCGAAAACGCCATCGACGCAGCGAAGGTCGCGGTCAGCCTGCTCGTCGAGAAGTTCGACCGCGGGCTCACCGCAGGCGAGTCGTTCGCCGACGGCATCGCCCAAAAGCTCAAGCCGCTCGAACCGCTCTTCAACATGATCGGCGCCGCGCTCGACCGCATCATGGGTCCGCTCGAAAAGGCGTACGGCCTTATCGAGGGCATTCGGAATCTGCCCGCCTCCATCGCGCTCGCTGCGCTCGACCAGGCCACGTCGCGCCCCGGCCAGGGCCCGCTCGACGGTGGCGGGCAGACGTTCACCGGCATGGACGCAATGCCGAACGCGCAGCAAATCGCCATGCGCGCGCAGGGCATTCCCGTGCCAGGCGCAACCGCTTCGACACCGATGGGCAAGCAGGGCGTCACGAACACGATCAGCGGCTCGCAGACGACCGACATCAACATCAACGGGATCATCGACCCACGGATCCTCGTGCCGCACGTCGAGCGGATCATGCGCGAGAACGCGAACCGGCAAGCGCGCGAGCTCGCCGATGAAGTGCAGGGCGGCTGATGGACCAGATCACTTACACGGACACGTCGGGCACGCTGCGAACGATCGCGTTCATCTCGCTCGAGCTTCGCCATTCGTCGAAGGCGACGCCGACCGATTCGCCCGTCGAGGACGGCGCCGACATCACCGACCACGTGCGTCCCGAGCTTCGCGAGGTCACGTTCAAGGCGCACATCTCGAACCACAGCGCAACCGAGACCACGAACGTCAACGGCGCAACGTCGAGCGCCGGGAGCGCCGACCTTCCGAGCGGTGGCAAGGCGACCGTGATCAAGTGGTCGGGCGCATTCGACAGGCCGAAGTCGGTCTACGACGAGCTCGAAGCGCTCCGAAGCGCGCGGCTCACGTGCGCCATCATCACGCAGCTCGTGACGTACGACGTCATGGTGATCACCTCGATCTCGGCGCCCATCCGCGGCGTCGATGCGATCGAGCTCGAGATCCAGGCGCGCGAGCTTCGCATCGTGCAGACGTCCACCGCGGCGGCTCAGCGGACGGCGCAAACGAGGGGACAGCGAACCATGACGGCCGGTCAGATCCAGGCGAGCGTTGATGCGATCTTGGCGCAGTCCGGGATCCCGCCCGCGACGCCCCCGTCGCGCACGCAGAACACGTCCACCCTCAACGCGTTGCTCGGCGGATGACGGCGCTCATCATCGGCGTGCCCGACGTGGCGAGGACGACGGGGTCCGCGGTCCAGCGGACGCAACTCGACGGCCGCGACTACGTCATCACGTGGCAGTGGAACGAACGGATCGCGCGCTGGACGATGTCGATCGCCGATCAGGACGGCGACCCGATCGCGTCCGGTGTCGCGCTCGTCGTGGACTTTCCACTCCTCTCGCTCGTCACCGATGAGCGCGCTCCGCCCGGAACGATCGCCGTCGTCGATCGGCAGTCGCCCGCGATCGACCCGACGCTGACGAGCCTCGGCGCGAGGCACGTCGTCTGCTACTGGCCGGAGGCGTAGTGGCCGATCTCTACGACCGCGTCGCGTCGCTGCAGGTCGATACGCTCGTGCTCGACGGGCTTCGATTCGCGTTCAAGGTCGAGCGCACGCTGCGAGCTCGTCCGGGCAAAGCGACGGTCCAGGTATGGAACCTCACCGCGGCGAACCGCGCGCAACTCGATGCGCTCGACGGCGTCGGCGTGACGCTGAACGCGGGGTACATGGCGACCGGCACGGCCGTCATTTTCTCGGGCACGCTTCGTCGCGTCTCGCACGAACGTGCCGACGGCAACACGTGGATCACGAAGGTCGAAGGCGAGGACGGCGGGCGCGAACGACGCACCGCGCGGACGCTCCGCAGCTTCCGCCCCGGGACGCCACTCAGGACGGTGTTCCTGGCGCTCGTGGACGACTTCGGGGTAGGCACCGGGAACACGAACCAGGCGACCGCGAGCGCGACGCTGGCAGCCCTCGGAAACACGGCAGTCACGGGCACGACGCTTCGGGGTTCGGCCGCTCGCGAGCTCGACCGGATCTGCAACGCGGCTGGGCTCGAGTGGAGTATCCAGAACGGCGCCCTGCAGATCCTCCCGATCGGGTCATCGCTCGCCGGGCAGGCCGTCGTCCTGTCGCCGACCTCGGGCCTCATCGGCTCGCCGTCGCGCGAGCAGCGCGGGCGCGTGAAGTTCCGCTCGCTGCTCAATCCTGAGATCGTCCCCGGCAAGCAGGTGCAGATTCAGTCGCGCATCGTGACTGCCACGGTCCGCGTCGAAAAATGCTCGTGGTCGGGGGACACCGAGGGTCAGGACTGGTACGTGGACGGGGAAGGCGCGTAGTCTCCGAGGATGGAGATCTACGAGTACCGCGTCATTCCGTATCGCGTCGAGGCCAAGCCGTTCGCGAAGGATGCCGAGCGGCAAGCCGCGTGCGGCGAGCATCTCTACCGCATGCTCGCACAGCACCAGGCCGACGGATTCGCGTTCTACCGGATCGAGCGCGTGCACGCGATGCAGTTCACGGCCGTGCCGGGCACGTTCGATCCGCATCCGGTTGACCTCGCGATCTTCCGGCGACGCGTCGGCTAGAGACCGCAGTTCACCGCGCACCGCGCGGGCAACTCGCCACTCGGCGGGAGGCACACGCCGTACTGCTCGAAGTTGCCGGGCGTCGGCTCGTAGCAGTCGATCGATCGGGGCGTGTCCACGGTCGCGCCGTTGCATACGCTCGAGAAGCCGCCGCAATGGGTGACGAAATCCGTATACAAGAGCGTGCGGAGTTGGTTGCCGCAGAACGATGACTCCCCGAGGCATGAGCCGCTCGTTCGCGATGTCGCACACACGTGCGTCACCGGCCGAAAGTCGCACCCATCGCAACACGGACCGCTCGAGCACTCGCACGGCGGAGCGGCGTCGGCCGCGTCCATTCCAGCATCCGCGATCGCCGCGTCAGACGCGTCGGACATCGACGAGTCAAACCCGGAATCGTGGGCCGCATCGGACATCGCCGAGTCGCGCGAGGCATCCGACGCGTCGAGCGTCACGACGTCGATCGCGCCGTCAGTTGGCACAGATGAGTCCTCGATTGGCGATGGCCCGTCTGAGCATGCGGCCAGAAGGCTGATAGAGATCGTGGCGATTCGTGCGTGCATGGTCATAGCGTACGGATAGACGCGGGGGCGTCACGTTGATTCGTGTGGCCCCGACGTTTTCGTCACGCTCGCTTGTACGCGGTGACCGACTTCCGCGACCAGATCCGCGACCTGCCGGACGCGATCCAAGAGCTGATGCGGAGCGAACTGCTCGACGTCCACGTCGCGCTGCCCGCCGTGGTCAAAGAGGCGTTCGACCCCGTGCGGTGCAGCGTCACCGTCAAACCGCTCCTCAAGCGCGCCATCCCCGCGGCGGATGGGTCGTACACGGAAGAGGACCTCCCCGAGATCTACGATGTCCCGGTCGCGTGGCCGATGTTCGGCGGGTTCCAGATGACGTTCCCGATCGCGGTCGGTGACGTCGTGATGCTCGCGTTCCCGGACTACGACCCGGGCGCATGGCGCTCGAACGGCGGCGTAACCGGACCGGGCGATACGCGACGTCACCACCTCTCGGGCGCGGTCGCCCTGCCGTGCGGCCTGCGTCGCCTCAACGATCCGCTCACGTCGTTCAATACGACGGCGCTCGAGTTCGGATCTGCGAGCGGCATCCGCGTGTCTGTCACCGAAACGCAGATGCGCGTGGGCGGAAACGCTGACGCCGCCGCGCTCGCGAGCAAGGTCGATGCGTTGGCGAGCGCGTTCAACACGTTCCGCACCGGGTACGCCAGTCACACGCACACCGATCCGGTGTCGGGCATCACGGGCACCCCGAGCTTCACGGGCGCCGGTTACGCGGGCGGCGCGTCGGCGTCCACCGTCCTGAAGGTGTCCTCGTAATGGACATCGCCCTCGACTCGCTCACGCACGATCTCGTCTTCACGGACGGTGAACTCACGACCGTGACCGGGCTCGATGCGATCGCGCAGCACGTCAAGGTCCGGCTGCTCTTCTTCAAGGGCGAGTGGGAGTTGAACCTCGACGAGGGCGTCCCGTACTGGACGGGCATCCTCGTCGTCGGCCCTGACCTTCGCGCGATCGAATCGCTGCTTCGGCAGGTCGTACTCGGCACGCCCGGCATCACGTCGATCACCTCGTTCTCGATCGACCACGACCGAAGCGCGCGAACGCTCGCACTCGTCTTCGAAGCGGTCACGACCGACGGCCTGATTCTCACGAGTGACGACTTCGGTCCGTTCGTGCTCGAGGTGCCCGCGCGATGACGACCTACGGAATCACATCCACGGGCTTCGTCGCGAAGACGCTCGAAGTCATCCGCGCCGAGCTCGAAGCCGAGGTCCGCGCCGCGTTCGGCGACGACACGAACACGTCGAGCGCGTCCGTGATGGGGCAACTGATCGGCATCTTCGCGACGAAGACGCGCGAGGTCTGGGAACTCGCCGAGGCTGCGTACGAGGGCCAGTACCCGGACAGCGCGATCGCCGCGTCGCTCACGATGCTCGCGGCGCTCACTGGCACGCAGCGGCGCGCGGCCACGAAGAGCACGGTAGAGGCGACGGTCAACGTCAACCCGGGCACGTACCTTCCGGGCACGCTGATCGCGTCGGTCCTCAACTACCCCGATCGACGCTTCACGAACATCGACACCGTGGCGAACTCGGGCATGAGTGCCGCGAACGTCACGGACATCACCTTCGAGTGCGAGGACGCGGGCATCGTGCTCGCGAACGCCGGCACACTCACGGTGATCGCGCAGGCCGTCGTCGGGTGGAACTCGATCACGAACCCGACCGATGCGACCGTTGGCGAAGAGGAGGAGTCGGACGCCGACCTCCGGACGCGCCGCGAGCTCGAACTTGCGGGCGCCGGCTCGACAACCGCCGATGCGATTCGCTCGGACATTCTCCGCGAAGTGACCGGCGTCATCTCGTGCACGGTGCTCGAGAACGACACCGACGACACCGACGTGAATGGCCTCCCGCCGCACTCGGTCGAAGCCATCGTCCTCGGCCCCGACGGCTACGACGCCGACGACGATCAGGCCGTGGCCGATCAGATTTGGGCGTCGAAGGCGGGCGGGATCCGCGCGTACGGCTCCACGTCGAAGGTCGTCACGGACTCGCAGGGCTTCACGCACACGGTGGCGTTCACGCGCCCGACCGACGTGGACGTTTACCTCGAGTTCGACCTCACGGTTGACGGCGACTACGCCGACGATGCGACGTTCAAGACCGCGATCGTCGCGTTCGGCGATGACGCATACGGCGGCGGCGACGACGTCGTGCGCGCTCGCTTGATCGCTGCGGCGTTCGATGTGGCCGGCGTCGTCGATGTCACTGGCCTGCGGCTCGGGCTCACCGCGTCGCCCGTCGGCACATCGAACCTCGCGATCGCGCTCCGCGAAATCGCTCGCCTCGACACCTCGCGAATCGCGGTGGCGTCATGAGCTTCGACTACGAGTTCGACTTCCTCTTCGGCGTCGAGCATGGCATCGAACCCGTGGTCGATACGTGGGGCGCTCTCTCGTACGACTACGAGCACACGAACGAGGGCGTCGCGCTCTTGCTCGAGCAGTTCACCGGGTCGCCGCTTCTCCGGGTCCTCGTCGCGTGCCTCATGGGCCCCGTTCAGGACGGCGAGGGCGTCGCGTGGCAACTGCTCACCGAGCGCTGCATCGACTACGCGACGGGCGACCAACTCGACGGCCTCGGCGCCATCGTCGGCGAGCCGCGCAATGGGCGCGCGGACGAGATCTATCGCACCGCGATCCGCGTTCGCATCGCCGTGAACCGGAGCAACGGGCGCGTCGAGGAGTTGATCAACATCCTCAGCCTCGTCTTCGGCGCGACGCTCGATGTGTGGGTCCGCGAGCATCCGCCGGCCGCGATGACCGTCGAGCTCCGCAACCCTGCGGTCACGCCGAACACACCCGAGGTCGTTTTCGGGTTCCTCCGCGATGCGAAGCCCGCGGGCGTGCGGCTTGACCTCTCGTACTCGATCGAGGCTGCCGCCGACACGCTCACGTGGGGCGACTACGAGGGGCAAACCGTCATCGGTGCGGGCCTCGACGACTACGAAGGGCAGGACGTCGGAGCGGGCGCCTGCGCGGGAGTGATCTGGTAATGGCTCTGACGCAACCACCTTCGTGGGCAACCGACACGAACTACGATGCCGGCTCGGACGCGTGGAATGGGCTGCCGACCAAGCGCGCCCCGTCCGCAGGCGAGGGACTCAAGGGCAAGATCCCCGGCGAGAAGTTTCGCGCGCAGGTCTTCAACTACCTCCTGAACGCAATCTCCGCGCGCATCTCGACGCTGATCGATCACGTCGAAGACACGGCGTCCGCATTCGGCTTCACGGCCACGGACGCGAACACGGACGCGCTCGCCGAGTGCATCAATGCTCGCGCGCTCGCGATCGCACTCGCGAACACCGAAGTCACGACGCCGAGCTTTGGAGGCGCATCTCCGAACGCCGTGCACATCTTCGGCACGCGTCTCATCGTCGGCTTCACGAGCGGCGCGATCTACACGAGCGACGACAACGGCGCGACGTTCACGAGCCGTACATCGAACACGACGAAGAAGATCAACGCGTTCGCGGACAACGGCACGACCATCGTCGCCGTCTGCGACGACCGCGAGATCGTCACGAGCACCGACGGCGCGACGTGGACGGCGCGCACGAGCAACGCCGCGGGCGCGACCATCGACATCGACTGCGTCGTGTGGGATTCGACGAACGCGCTCTTCATCGCTGCGGGCGACATCGACCCGACGTACGGATACATCGGCACGAGCCCCGACGGCACGACGTGGACGAAACAGACGGCGCACCACTCGGGCACCGCCGTCGGCTTCGCGCGCATCGCAGCGGGCGGCGGCAAGGCGTGCGCGATTTCCCAGGGTGCAGGCACATTCGTCTCGTTCTCGACGAACGGTACGACGTGGGGCGCCGCTGTGAATCCGAGCGGCATCACGACGCACCGCGACGTGCTGCACGTCGGGGGTGGCGTGTTCGCGATCCTCGGTACCGGTACGAGCAACGCCCTCTCGGCGACGACCACGGACGGCGCGGCGTTCACGCTCGGTACGGCGGCGCCGAGCAGCTCGAGCGGATTTGTCACGGGGCTCGTGATTGACGGCGCTCTGTGGGCGCTCGGCAGCGGATACCTCTACCGGAGCTTCGACGGGCTCGCGTGGATGAAGATCGCCTTCCGCGACACCGACGCCGGACCGCTCTCCGCGTACGGACTCGGCCGCGCATGGGGCGCCGCTGGCAACGCCGACGAGCTCGTTCGCTCGTTCGCATCGGGAGCGCTCTGATGGCCATCACCGAGATCCCAACGGTCGCGACATTCGGCGGACCGAAAGAGAGCCTTCGAGCGCTCGCTGAGTCGGCGAAGCGACAGAGCTCGGCGAACCAGAACGCGGTCAACGAGTGGCTCGTAAAGCTCGCGACGGCGGTCGGCAAGGACGACGGCTCGACCGTCGGCAGCCTGCGCGCGGCGGTCCAGGCCCTCGAACGCCCGTACTCCGACACCCGCACGCACACGGAAACGACCGCCGCGTACACGTGGTCGAGCGGCCTCGCGGTCAAGCGCCTCGTCATCAACCGCACGGGCTCGCAGTGCGCGGTCACGCTCGATGAATCCGACTGGGAGGACGGCACGACGGGCCGTCTCGACGTGCTCGATAGCGGTGGATTCGGCGTCCAGATCATCGTTGGCGGCGGCAACATCCTGAACGGTCAGACCGCGGGCGTCGGGTACGCCACGCTCCCCGGCAGCACCAATGGATTCGACGGCATGCCGCCCTCGTACGAGGTCACCCGCATTGACGGGGGCTGGACGATTCGATCGATGGTCGATGTCGCCGACGGCGTGGTTGACGCGTTCATCGATATGAGCGGGCGCGTTGACGCGCTGGAAGTCACGGGCCGCCAGGTCATCACGACATCGACTGCGACGATCCTCCCCGGCACGCGCGTCGTCTACATCGACCACGCCGCGGCCCGCACGGATCTCACGCT